ACTGGTTCTACTGCTACTCCATCAAACACTTTCGTTGTAGCTTCTGGTTCACAAAACCAAGCTGGTGCATCTAAGTTCTTAAAAATTACAGGAAGCATAACAAATACATTTGATGCAAAATTCTTATTCCCAACACCAGCTTTAAGAGTATCAGCTTCAGCAGAGAAACTTAACGATTATACAAAAGCTTATTTTGGTTATGATGTAACTTTGAAAACTACAAAGACTGAGGTTGATAACTCATATGTTGATTATGTAAGAATGGCTCCAAGCTTTTATAGCAATGATCCAGATTCTACCAATATTGAAAGCAATAGAGAATTCTCTTTCTACTTTACATTAGATGATATATCTGGCTCTTCTACTGATGGTGCAGTATATACTTCTGGAAGCAGAGTTGCTGGTACTTCAATAACTGCAAATGGTTATGTAAGTCTATTAACTACATTAACTTCTTCTGCTGGTTATGAAGCAGTTTTGAATGCTGGTTTTAATAAGTTTGTTGCTCCATTAGTTGGAGGTTTTGATGGTCTTGATATAACAGAAACTGACGCATTTAGAAACTCACAATTCAACGGCACAGAAACTGAACTTAACAGCTATGAGTTATACACACTCCGTAGAGCAGTTGATACAGTAGCAGACCCAGAATTAATAGTCACAGATATAATTGCAATGCCAGGAATTACAAACACAAATGTAACTACTCATATGGTTACAACAGCAGAGAATCGTGCTGACTGTATGGCTATTATTGATCTACCAAGCTATAAACCAGATTCTGAAGGTCAGATTACAACTTCTGATAGATTAGGTGGTACAGTTGATTCTGTTGTTACTGATCTAAAACGTAGAAGCTTTAATTCAAGTTATGGTGCAACCTACTATCCTTGGGTACAAATCAGAGATACTATAAGTAATCAAAACGTATGGGTTCCACCATCAGTTGTTGCTCTAGGTGCTCTTTCCTATGGTCAAGCATCACAAGAACTTTGGTTTGCTCCAGCAGGATTTACCAGAGGTGGTTTAAGTGAAGGTCGTGGTGGCGTTCCAGTATTAGCTGTAGCACAAAGACTTAACTCAAGAGAACGTGATTTGCTATATGAAGCTAATATCAACCCAATTGCACAATTCCCAGCAGAAGGAATTGTAATCTTTGGTCAAAAGACTCTTCAAGTTACACCATCTGCACTTGATAGAATCAACGTTCGTAGATTAATGATTTACTTGAAGAGAGAGATTTCAACAATCGCTTCAACACTTCTATTTGATCAAAACGTTTCTTCTACATGGGCAAGATTTAAGTCACAAGTAGAGCCATTCCTAGAGAGCGTCCAATCTAGACTTGGTATTACCGAATACAGATTGATTCTTGATAGCACAACAACAACCCCAGATCTTGTCGATAGAAATATTCTCTACGCAAAGATTTACTTAAGACCAGCTAGAGCAATTGAATTTATTGCAATTGACTTTAATATTTCAAGTTCTGGTGCAGCATTTGCAGACTAATACTAATTACAATATATTAGGGAGAAATAAGTAATGGCAACATTTTGGAGTTCAGCACAAGTAGAACCAAAAAGAAAGTTTAAATTTTTAGTACAATTCAATCCAAGAAGTGGAGACTTTGATGTTCCTTCATTTGTTGTTAAGAAAATTGATAAACCTGGATTTACAATAACAGAAACTAAACATACCTTTTTAGGTCATAACTTTTTCTTTCCTGGCAAATTAGAATGGAAAGAAATAAGTATGTCTATTGTAGATCCTGCTGGAACTGGCATTAGTCAAAATGCTGGTATAGATATTGTAGAGCAAATACCAGATATGACAAGAAATCTAACACAAATACTTAGTGCTTTTGGTTACCAAAACCCAGCAAAAGTTGCACAAGCTTTAAATAATGGTGGTGATGTTGGTACTGGAACTGCTGGTACAGGTATCAAATCTTTTTCAAAAGCTGGTGCAGTTGCTACAACAGGTAACGTAAATATTCTACAAATTGATGATGACGGTAATGTTGTTGAAAAATGGTCTTTAAGAAATGCTTGGATCAAAGACATTCAATTTGGTTCTAATGATTACAGTTCAGATGATGCACAAGAAGTAACAGTTAAACTTAGATACGATTGGGCAGAATTCTACTCTGTTGGTGCAGATGGAGCAGAAACTCCTTCTAGCTACGTTTAAACCATAAAATAATTATTTATTAGACTAAATACTAGTATGGCACTTAAAACAAATAAGAACTACTTTTGGTCTAATTCATTTGTCGATCCTAAAAGAAAGTCTAGATTTTTTGTAGAGTTTGGTGGGCAATTTGATGAATTAACTAAAGGAAAATATCCTTGGACAGTTAAATCAATTAATCGTCCAAAGTTTCAAGTTGGTTATGATACAGACTCTTATGCAAATCAATTTACAGGTGATATAGGTGTAGCCCTTCCAACATCATGGACTTGGCAGGAAATAACTGTAAAATTTGTAAATCCTTATAGTAACACCTTAGCTCCAGAAGTAGGTCAAGACTTGGATGATATTCTAACTAGATATACTAGTGCAAGAATAGCATATGGAAGATCACCTTCGGTTGATGGAGATATTAGTTCCAATAAAGGATTTTTTGAAGATCAAGTAGCAGATCCAGTATCTGAACGTTACTTAGGATCTAGAATAAAAATTTATGATCTTTCTATGGGATATGAGACAAAAGAAGTAAATCAAAAATATAATAATTTTCTTATTAAATCAAAAAAAGATTATAATTTAGATCGTCTTGAAATTAGAAATGGCAACATGTATGCAAATGGATATTGGGTTTTACAACATCCTTGGATTACTAAAGTTGATTTTGGAGATCATGATTATAGTAGCGATGATCTACTTGAAATAAGTTTATCATTTAGATATAAAAGAGCTAATTATTATCCAATATACAATAACACACTTTTAGACGACCCAGAAGAACCAAAACTTCCAGAAGAACTTCCAGAAGCACTACAACAAGCATTGGGAAACGTTGATAGATCTCCATTCAATAGAGACGATTGGACAGATACAAGAGCAGCAGAAAGATCAAGACAAATAGAGGAAGAAAGAAGAAGAGCAGCAACTGTAAAACCTAAACCCAAACCAAAGCCTAAACCTAGTAACGAACTAGTTGCTACTCCACCACCCGCTCCATCACCAAACCCAGTAGAACCACCTCCAGCAAAAGCTAGTGGTCCAGCAAGAATACCACAATGCATACTAACACGAGAAGAACAAAGACAGGTAACTAGTGGAGAAAGGACCAAAGATGAAATCTGTAAGGCAAAAGCAAAATAAATTAACCAGAGGCTAAAATGAGAAATAACGAAGAAAGATTTGGGGCTATAGAACAAACAACAGACCCAACTCCAGTGATCGAGAAGACAGAACAATTTGCATATATAACACCAACAGAGGCTGTAGAAATACCATCTAAAGGAATTTTATATCCTCCAGAACACCCACTATATATGCAAGATACAATTGAAATAAGACATATGACAGCAAAGGATGAAGATACTCTAACATCAAAAGCTTTACTTAAAAAAGGTTTAGCAGTTGATAAGATGTTAAATGATATTATTGTTGATAAAAGAATTAAAGTTGATAACTTATTGATTGGTGATAAGAACGCTTTAATTGTTGCAGCAAGAATATCTGGTTATGGTGAAGAATATGAAACTAAGATTACTTGCCCATCTTGTGGAGTAAACTCTCAACATACATTTGATTTAAATATAAATACTATGGCTTATCCTCTTCCAAAAGAAGAATTAGATAATCTTGGTATAATAACAACAGAGAAAAATACATTTATCGTTAGACTACCATTGTCAAAAATAGAAGTTGAAATAAAACTTCTCACAGGTTTAGATGAAAGACAAATGGTTGTTAAATCACAAGAACAACAGAAGAATAACTTACCAGAAAGTACAATGACACAACAAATGAAATACTTTATTGTGTCAATGAATGGTGAGACTGATAGAAGAAAACTAACCCAAATGGTTGAGAATATTCCAGCCAAAGATTCAAAATATTTGAGAACTGTTTATAAGAACATAAACCCAAATATTGAACTTGAACAGAACTTTGTTTGCTCCGCTTGCGAGTTTGAAGACTCAATGGAGGTTCCGTTTACAGCGGACTTTTTTTGGCCTAAACGATAAGTATATGGAGTCTGTTTACGAACAGTTCTTCATTATGAAACTACACGGTGGATGGTCATTATTTGAGTTATACAATCTTCCAATTGGATTAAGAAATTGGTTCTGCGATAGATTAGCAAAACATTTTGAAAAACAAAACGAAGAAATGGAAAAAGCAAAAGCTTCTTCCAAGTAAGATAAAGCCAAGAATAACCTTCTTGGCTTTTTTCTTTTGTACTATTTATTGTAAAGGAATTAATTTATAAATGGCTATTACACCATCTATGACAACTGCTGAGATGAAGATTTATCTTCAACAACAAAAAGAAAAACTTGAAAATGAACAAGCTAGTAGAAATCTTTCTCAAGAAGAACTTAACCTTCTTACATCTCATAAACTTGCACTTGATTCTATCTTGGAGAGAGAAAGATTATCTGTAGATTATCAAAAAGAAAGATTGAAAGAAATTCAGCTTGAACGTGAAATTTTGCTTGCTAT